CTCTAGCTGATTCTAAACCAGCAATTACACCACCAATAAAATCTATTCCTATTTGCATTGCTTGACCTAAAAATTTACCTATATTATCCATTACATCTTGAAATCCTTGACTCAAATTATTTAATGCTTCCCTAAACCATGCAATCCCTTCTATAACAAGATCAATAGTTTTTATCATTACATTTAATGCCAATAATAAACTTGTTATTGAACCTGCTATTAAAGCTGCAAGCACTTTACCAATATCAATAAACATGTCTTTATTCTCTTTTATTGTTGGCAATAAATCATTAACAAATAAATTTACAGCATTATTCCATAAATCTAACCATAAATCTAATACTCCTGTTTCATCTAATTTATTATATAAATCAATTAAATATTTTTTAACAGTATCTATAGCTTTTGGTACATTATCTCCTAGCCAATTTTGTATAGTTTCTAAATATCCAGAAAATTCTTCAGAATTAACAAAAGTAGAAATATTATTAGACATATCTGATAATGCTGGTAAAAAAACAGTTCCTATAGCTTCTTTTACATTTTCAATACTTACTTTCATTGTTGCCATTGAACCAGCATAAGTCTCAGAATATGCTTCTGCCTGTCCTGCTACTTTTTCTTGGATTGCACCAAATATTTCCGTTTTAGAAGCATTTTCATCAACTTCAATTCCTAATTGCTTTAACATTCTAGTATTTCCACTATAAGCTAAAGTCAATGCCTGTGTTGCCGCATCTAATTCTATTCCTTTATAACGAGATAAATCCATTGCTATTGAAAACAAGTCTTGTGCTTCTGTAGCATCGCCTGTTATTTGCCATAATTTAGCTACCGCTATACTTGCTTCCTCGTCATCAAAACCCATTTGAATAGCTGATTTACTAACTTGATTGAATAAATCAGATTGTTCAGCTAAAGAAGTATTTAAAGTTTTTAAAATAGCATCAGTTTTTACTTCAGCAACTTGTGCTTCTGATGCTGCATTCACAGTATCTTTTAATTGATCAACAACAAAACCAGCCGCTACTTTAAATGCTTCATAAGCAGCAGTTCCTATTGCTACTGCTGATGATAATTCCAATAAAGAATTATTAGTAGATTTTATAGTCTTACTAGCATCATCTTTGGCTTTTATGACTAATTGTAATTCACTTGTTGTCGCCATATTATGTTTTTATTCTTCTTGATTTAGCTTCTTCCATTCTTTCTAATCTTCTTTTTGCTTGTGCCTCTTCGTTTATTCTTATTTGTATTAAATCTATAAACCATTCTGGTTGATTCATAAATTGTATATAATCCCACCCCATATATTTGCAGATTTCTACAATATTCATTTCATCAGTAATTTTGCTATGGCCAGTGGTGAATAGATTGTTATATAAATCGCTTGCTTGTTCAATTATTTTTTTTTTGGTTTTTGTATTTCGTTTAATTCATTAACAATAAAATCATAATCTTCAGCTTTAAAATCAAGAATACTGTCAAGAATATTCTCTTTTTTTCCATCCACTGATTCAATTAATAATTCTATTGCTTTATCAGTTGCTTTGTTTACTAATGATCCATCAAAACTAGGCGTGCTAATTTTTTCATCACTAACATTTATTTTTGAATTTGAAAGATAAACGGATGTTATTTCCCTTTTATCTCTTCCAGTAATATAAGAATAAACAATAACCTTATGCTTATCTACTGGCGTAATTAATTCTTTTGTTTCTCTTGTCATAGTTGGTTAGAGCTGGGTTAGCCCGACCAACTAGCGAACTAACCCAGCTTATATTAATTAATAAGATGCGGTTGTATTTCTTAAAACAACACTATAAATACTTGATTCGCTATTAGCGACATCACGAAGTGCCTTAAAATTAACTGTTTGTTTAGAAATATCATTTAAAGATTTGTCAGATTCCCAATCCATAAAATGCACACGAGGCATTACAAATGTTAAAGTAGGATTGGAAGTATTACCGATAGTTACACCTGCATTCAATAATTGAATAGACATAGCCCTATAAGTATTATTAAGCATATAATCTCTCCAAGTATTGCTAGTATGATCTAAAGTAATAGTTCCTTCTAAACCAAACTGTTGATTAAATAAATCATCTGGTTCAACAGTACCAAGCACCATAGATCGCAGTAAATTTTTAGTAAATTTTATTGTTAAACTCTTAATAGCTGTAGCTGAAGCCGCACCTAAACTAGCACGATCAGCCGCTACTTTAAATATTAAATCAGTTGCCCTAAATTTGTTTTCTACTGTGTATGAAGCAGTTGCTTTTGTCCATTTATCACCAGGACGGCTCATCCAGGTAGAAGTATAAGTAGCTACGCCACCAACTTCTAATGTTAAATCTAAGCTATCAAGCATAACCAAAGGAAATCTATAATCTCCTTCACTTGCATCATCGGAAATAGGATTATTAACAGTAAATGTCAATGATTGATGATTATTTGTCTGTGATAAACTAAAAGTATGATCATAAACTGCTGCTTCTCCACCAACTAATGCTGAACTAACAGATCCAAGCATTGCATAAAGCATAAGACCAAAACTTTTATCACGCACTTCTCCTTCGACATTTCCTTCTCCCCATTTTTCCGTTACAAAAGTTGCATCGGAATCTTCAATGACTCCTAAACTTTCTTCTTCCAGATGTTTATTAACTTTGAAATCAAAATTTAAGGTAGTTCTAGGAACCCAAAAAGTAGGCGTAACGCCTGTACCTCTGGTAGCTTCCCTTCCTATTCCTAAATTGATTCTTCGTCCGATAAATTGTGTTGCCATATTATTATATTATTTATTAGCTAGATTGAACTGAAGTTCTACATTTCAATTCAATTTTCGCCATTATTAAATCTTTTCCAGCTATTTGACCCCATTGTGTTTTTACTGGTTCCGTCATTAAATAAACAGTATTTGTAGGCATTGATATTGCTGGATTATCAAAGCCTCTATTTTCGCTAAATTTAGCCATTACATCATCTATCAAATCAAACAAAGCTATCATTGCTTGATTAATTCCTTCTGGTTTAATTTGATAAAAAACATCTATTGAAAAAAAATACCATCTTTCATCATCACTTGTTGTTTCATATTCAACTACACAATCAGAACTTGGATAAACAACAGCTACTGGATAAACAGCATTAACAAATTCTTGAACAGGATAATCATAAACAGTGCCAAGTTTAGTTATTTCTCTTAACCTAGCTTCTATATAATCTCTTAATGTTTCATAAATTGTTGCCATATTATTGTTTTCCTAATTCTTCAGCTACCCTATCTAAAGCATCATTAAATGTTTGTATTATATCTGGCCGCGCCCGTTCTTCTCCTTCTTTCACAAACTGTCTTACCGTTCCTGGGTTTCTAGGCGGCATTGAAAGTGGCCATCTTGCTGTTCCTTCATGTACATATACTGCATAAGGGGCTAAAAATTGTATTTTTCCACCTAAAGGTTCTACCTGCCATGTTCTCCAATTTCTTAAATTTCCACTATCTATAGGTGTTAAAGGTATAACCTTTGCCTCTGCTTGAAATAAAGCTGTTTTGATTGCTCTATCTAACCAGAATCTACCTATTTCATCATATCTTTCAAAATTACTAATTATTTCGTTTAATCCTTTAATTTCTATTTGTACTGCCATATTATGGACTTGCTTTATTTGGATTATAAAGAGCTAATATCAATTCCTTGTGTTCATTCATTGCATAATCCTCTCCCCTGTTAATCACACCAACTATATCGTATTGTCTTTCTTCTGCATCAACTGCTATATCTCCTTCTTTTATATCTTCTGAAATATCTACCCATGCTTTATGTGTTGCTCTATTAACTCCATAAATCTGTGCTGTATCTATATCATCAATTCTTTGTATTTGTGCATCTATTGTTGCTGTACTATTAAAACCTCTTTTATTTCCACCTTTACTTTTTAACCTTTTTATAATTATTGATTTGTTTAAATAGTGATATATAGACATATCATAATCCGAAAGTCGGCCTCCTGTATTGTTCTAATATTTGTTTAATCTCTTCATCCATCGCCACTTCTTTTCTAAAAGTTACTGAATATTCACCAATACTTTCACTTTGTATATTATTGCTTCCTTTACGATTATTATAAAAAGTAGCGATTAATTTCCATACTGCATATTCAAGATCACCCATATTTATATCTTCTAAAAAAGAAGTTCCATTTTTAGCGTCAAAATTATATCCTGCAATATATGTTGTTCTATAGTGTTGCGGATATTTAGAAAATACTCCTTTCTGACTATAATCATAAGGCTGCCAATTTATATCAATTGCTCCAACATAAATAATTATTCCTTGATTTAACTTAACAAAATAATCTTCGCTATCTAAACTTGTCCATGAATTAATATTTTCAATATTATCTCTTTCTTGCAAAGATGTAAAAGTAGTAACAGGATAATTTTTCAAAAGCATTTCATCTGTTCCTGTTCCATCATATACTTCATTAGTATATGTTGTTTGTTTAAATCTCCTATCACAATATCTTTCTACAAATTCAGTAGCAGAATTAATTAATGTAGTCAAAAGCGTATCATAAGAAGTGCTTGTTATTCCTAAAAAAATTTTTGTTCTTGCTAAATTTGTTAATGCGTGATCTATTAAAGCCATATATTTTTAACTTATTACTGTTCTTGCTTTTCTAGGCGTAAATGAATTCCAAGTTGCATTGGTAATCGTCATATTTCGTCCATTTCCAGATGTATCAGTTAAAGTCGTACCGCTTCCTTCTGTTGTATCCCAAAGTCCACTTGTCGAGGAAAGAGTTACTTTACCTTCATAATATAAATCTCTAATTTGAGCTGCTGTTGCTACCACTGGCGCTAATCCTGCTCTACCTATCAAACCAGTAAATTGTCCTACTGCCACTCCAGTAGTATAGTTATGTCCCAAACCAATACGGGCCGTAGAATTAAATATAGCCGTCATTGCAGCGTCAGTTACCTTAGTAACCGATGATTCTTCACCATCAGTAAAAACTTTTAATGTTCCATTGTTCCATGTAAAAGCAACAAAATGATGGCGATTATCGCATATAGTATTGGAAGTGCGATAATCTTTAGTTATACCTACTCCCGCAGCGCTTAAAAGCACTCTTAAATTACCAGCAGGGCCAACCATCATTAAAAAAGCCCGCTGATTGATTCCATAATCAAATTTTGATAATAATGAAGTACCGTTTTGAGCCATATTGCCATTCATCCAGCACCAACCAGTCAAACTTTGTCCGCTATCGCCAGTAGGGTCAAATGTAGCTACTGAAATATTATTAGTTCCCGCTGTTTGTAAAAGATATGGAAAATTAAAAATCTGCTGACGCCTTAATGTAATGGCGGTTCTTGCTGATGTAATAGCAGTTTTTGCTAATGTAATGGCGGTTCTTGCCATAAATTTTAAATAATTCGTGTATTATATTCATCTGCCGCAAATTGTAATTGTTCAGTAATCATCGTTTTATCGTCGCCATCGACTTCATAACGCTGTACTTCAGACTCTTTGTTATCATCTCTCACAAATTTTACTTGCATAACAGTTTTGACATAATGTCCTAATTGATTTTTAACATCTACTCCATTATCTTGCGCATAATTTGTTTCTATAATTTGATACGTTGCCATAATTTTAAGATTGAATTATTAAGCTGGTATTATTTCTGCCCCTTCATATAACGGAAGATATATTAAACCATGTCTTATATTTCCTGAAGCTGGGGCATCAGTTGTCGTATAAGTAAATCTAATAAATGTATTAGCTCCGTTCCTTTTAGTTAAAATAAACGGCTTAAATAATTCCAAATCATCAGTTGCTCTTTCCGTCATTCTTCCAACATCGCTTAAAGAAGTCGAAAGACTTCCAGTATTAATAGTAGATTTCCAAATAACACTACCTTGTGGAGCGGCATTAATATTTGGTCCACCTACATTAAGAGTAAGCGGCATCGACCCTAAACTATCATATAAATCATAATATACATTTGTAATATTCGAGCTTAAAGTAGTCGTTACTTCTGCCCATAACCTCAATATAAGTACGCTACCTTCAGGTACGCCCATAATTTTAAATATATTCGTTGTTTGTGTAGTTGCATTAGCATTAATTACTTGTGGTACATATGCTAATAATCCTCTATGCAATGCAATACTATCTCTAGTTTGTGGTGGAGGAAAAGATGCTGATTTTTGTCCCCAAGGCGTAAATGTATCTTGCGTACTAAATGTACCCGTTGTTGATATTCCCATATTTTTATAATTAATTTATTAAGCGTAATAAACTGTTCCAGAATAGAAAGCCCCTGAAATTGTCTTAGTAAATTCAGTTGTTGAAAGACAAATTACAATACCAGTAGAAGCATAAATACCTTGACCAAAATCAAAAGTAAATTTGCTATCTGTTCCATTAGTATGCTGAATTTTATATGGAGATTTCAGCATTGTAACTGCTCCATCAGCTGGTAAAGAGGCAGCATTGATGAATTGAATATAATAAGTCGCCGTGCCATGAGTAGAATCGATTCTTCCTTCTATACCATAAATCACTCCAGAAGCAGCTTTAGTAACAGTAGAAGCTTCCAAAGCAGCTGATTGGTCTATAGAATAAGCATAAGTAGAAGTTGCCAAAGGTTTATTGCATATCGCAGATACATTGTTAGCTTGGTCTTCACCTGCCGCTAATCTTGAATCATAGGTTAATATTTCACCTTGCAATGAACCAATTCCATTTACTCTATCAGCAGCTGATACGGCTGTTGGAAGCGATGTCGGGTCAACAGCATAATAACCTATTTTAGCTGGATTTCCATTATCTGCAGCATCGTGAGCTACTGCTCCTTGCATCCATAAACCACCAGTAGATGTTCCTCTTACCAAATTCCAAGTTGCGCCATCATAACTCATCAAACACGAACCAACTAATGTTGTTGTCGGATTTGCAGTATTATCAGCTAACGCTGCAGCAGTAGGAAATTCATTAATTGCTATTTCTCTCGCTATATTAGTATAAACCACGAACGCATCAGTATTAACAAAAGTCGCGCCCGTAACAGTTATAGTGCCAGCAGCTACAGTTATTGTTGCATCGTCTCTTGTATATATATTAGTTACAGAACCTGCTGTTGCAATTTGAACAATAATTACTATATCATCATCAAGCAAAGTAGAATGATAAGAAGGCAATCCTGATGTAGTTATTGTAGTAGCAGAACCATAAGCAGTAACAAAATCACCACCACTTGATTTACCAACTAAACTCATACCATCTAAAGCTGTTTGATCAACATTAACATCTCCACTAATAGTGGCCGTTGTTGGTAATGGATTAGTTGAGTTATATTCATTACCATTTTTATCTGTTAAACATTCTTTTCCGACAGGTAATCTATCGAAATTTCCTAATTGAGGATTTGGCATATATTTTTAATTAATTATTACTTTTTTAATCTTATTTTTTAATATATTTTTTTAGTTATTATTTCTTGGCCGCCTTTTATTGACGGCCAAAGATAATAACCAAACACATTATAAATTATGTACCTGCATTTGTAATTTGGACGAAAGATTGAATTGGAGTTAATTCAGCATCAACTCTCTCTTCAACTTTAATACCTAATAAGTTACGCTGCCATAAAGAATATGTACCAACATAAGCCTCTTCAGAAGTAGATAATTTCATGCCACCTTTATCAGCAATATAATAATTTGATAAATCACCAAATAATATAGTGCCTGTAGCGACATTATTATTTTCAAGAACTGGCCTGCCAAGAATTGATGGCATAGTTCCTTCTGATAAGAAACCAAGATCTTTCAAAATATAATCATTTTGAGAATCTTTTAATCTGCGTACAACGGCCATAGCTCTGGAATTCATAATCCAGTATGCATTGCTTCTATAACCTTGCGGCAAACCTTGATAAGCATCAATGATATTATCAAAAGTCAAATTTCCGCCAGCATTATAAGTAACTAAACCGTAAGTAGCGATACCTGTTGGCTGTATAGCACCAACACCATTAATGAAGACTCTGTCTTCTTCTCTGGCCACCATTTTAGCCAATTGATCAGCAACAATGTTGAGAATTACGAATGGAGAATCATCTCGTAATTCAGTTGTTACCAATACGATGCAAGTATATTTATAAGGAGTTAAAGAAATTGAACCGAACTGCATTGAAGAAGTACCTTTATTCGCTTGCTCTGCTGTCCATGATCCATAAGGCTTTCCAGTAATTGACGGAATAGTTAAAGTATTAGTCTTCATACTAGTCATATCAATCACCCTAGAATAAGGCCTAATAACAGATGCGTCTTCTTTAACTTCAGTAATAAAATTAGCCAATAATGTAGGAACTAATATACCGCCATCAGCAGCCGTAGTTTCATTTAAAGGTTCTAATTTTGTCTGCATCTGATCATAAATTTTCTGGCAATTATAAATATCTTTATTTACAAAAGCCTTGAACCATTTAGACATCATTGTCGCATCATCTAGATCAATTTTAATATCTGCTCGTCCAGTTTTATCCTGCATATATTTGCTTTTAAATTTATATGCAGAGATTTTTTTAGATGTATATCTGATATCTAATGCTTTTTTCTTTTCTAATACTTCAAAAGATGCTTTATTGGATTTGTCAATTTCAGCAGACAATTTAGCAGCAATATCTTTAATCATTTTATTCTCTTCCTCTTTTTCTGTTTCTTCTGCTTTTTTTTGATCTTCAGTTTCAACTTTTTCTAATTCTTCTTTTGTTTCATCTAATTGAGCCTGAACTTCGCCTTTTTTTTCAGCATCAGTTTCGGCTTCAACCTTTTCTTCCAATTCTTTAATCCTTTTTTCTAATATTGATTTTAAACTCATATAACACCTCCTTTCTTTTTGCTAAGAACAATTGCTTGTTCCACAGCTTTATCAACTACCCGCAAAGCCTTTAAAATTAAATGCTTATTGCGTTTTTTAGCCTGTCGGGCCACGACCTTTTCATTTTTATTTAAAGTGTATTTTATATAAGCAGTCGCTGTTTCAACTTTTTTAATATGTTCAATTAATTTCTTAGTATCATCTATATAATTCTTTTCTGAACATTTTTTACGACAAGTTGAAAATGCAATAGCTTGTACTTGTTTATCATCCATATCAGGATTTTCTTTTTTAATTTCTGGTATTTTTCGAGAAACACAATCTTGTTCTGATTCTCCATCCATCCGACAAGCTGGAGATTTTATTTCTTTTTGTTCTTTAGGTATACAAACCATTTCACCATTATCACCCATTTCCATTATTCCTTCTTTACCATTATCCATTGTGCATTTGTCTCCTTTTTTAACTTTAATATAAGTTTTTAATTCATTACAAAATGATTTATATTCCCTACTTACTAATGCCTGTTGATTAGCTGGCACATTAACAACACTGATTTCTAATAATTCAGCTTCTGTCGTTCTACCTTTATCATCAAAAGACTTAGGTATATAACCAACAGAAAAAGCATTTAAAAATCCACCTTTCATTAATTTACTTACTTGTTCTGCAAATGGGTTTTCTTTTTCAGCAAATATCGCATCAAATTCAAGCATTCCATTTTTATTGTTGATATTAACTATTTTCCCAATCGGCAGACTGTGTACATCATGAGACCATAAAAGCAAAGGATTTTTAACATAATTATTATAATCCCACGCTTCATTCATAATCATATCGCCATCTCTATCTTCCATTGAAGTAGAAGCAATAGCATGAATTTCGCCACTTTCCTTTATGTTTTTTACATAAGATTTTAAATGTTTGAGCATAAATTTTAATAAAAAAAGACGGAAAAATACTATTTTTCCGTCTATTTCGGTTAAGATAAATTGTTAATTATTATAATAAAGTATTAATAAAATTTTGTCAAGTCATCTATTTTGTTCAGAAATCGGTATAACTACAGCTATAATTGTACACCTGCAATTAACATGAAGTGGCGGTGCTTCAACATTTGAAAAATCAAGATTTATTGGTTTATCTGCTCTACCATCATAAGAATCTCCTTTATCAAAAAATGTTTCACTTACTCCAACTTCCTCGCCATGCAATGGACCACAATAATCACAGACTCTTTCGTCTTGCGCAGTCCACCATACCTTTTTTGAAACTACTCCACTATCTTTATATGCTTCATTTGTTCCCCAGTTTGCTATTCTATTTAATTCTGTATCAGTTATTTCATTAGTTCTATTAAAAATTGTATATTCAAAAAATTGTCTAATATTATCTTTAATCTCAGTTAAATTTAATCCATCTTTTTTTCCTTGAGAATAAATTTCATCTATCTGTTGTTGTGTATATTTATTAACAGTAGTTATAAATTTTAATCCATAATCAGTTATATATTGTTCTAATTTAGGTGTAGATATTATATTCGTCACTCCTAATTCCTCTAAAGCATTAATATAATTTATTTTCAATAAATTAATTATTTCTGGACTTAATTGTTTAGTCATCTTTAATATTTCTTCTTTCAAATTAAAATCAATATCAGATATAGCTTTAACAGATTTTAAAACTTGATTTTTTTGCCTAAAAAAATTTTCCCGCAAAATTTCTTTAAATTTTTTGCTGTTTTTATTAATCAATGATTGTTTTCTACTCCAATAATATAAACCCGCTTTTTCAAAATATTTATTATCCATTTTTTGAAAGTTTTTCTATTATAATTTTTTTAATCAATTCATTATTGATTTTCTTATTACTCTTTTTAGCTTTCATCTTAGGCAATGGGTATTTTTTAATTCTATCCGCTGAACCAATAGGAGAAATATTAAATGGTATATAAAATTGATCTCCGCCTTTATAGCCATCTCTCCCTTCTTCTTCTCTAATTTCATTTGGCGTTAACCAACCATTAGCCACTCCATTTTGATATTTTTGCAAAGATACCAATTCATCTTTTGGTGGTTTATTTGAATAATCAAATATTAAAGAATCATCACCGTATAATGGCAATAAAAATTCATTTAAAACATTAACTAAATCAGTCATTAACGGCATAATAGTTTGTTCTAAGAAAACATCTTTTGCTACTTGCGCAGTAGCTCTATTAATTGATTCATTAGGATTCAATATTGATAAAGGCACTTGAAAAATTGCCAATATTTCATCACGAGACATAGTTTTTAATTCTTTAAAATCCATGTCTTTCATTGAAAAACCAATATCTTGATAGCTTGCTCCTGCACCTAAAACCGCTATTCTAAAAGCATTTTCCACACCACTATGTTTTTGCGACCATTGAGTCTTTATTCTTTCTATTTGATCTTGAGTAATAGTAGTATTAAAAGTAATTATACCATGAGGCTTGGCTTGATTTTTAAAAAATATCCAATTCCAATTAGAGCTTTCATTATGAGTAGCAATTGACATTTCACCTGCTTTAATAGGTGAATATCCCCTATAAGGATCAAGCGGATTAGGATATTTAAAATGTATTATTTCATCTGCTGAAAAAGGTATTTGTTCACCACCAGGAGCATTATATACATACCCAGTAACAAACTCTGTTGCTGATGTTGCTATCTGCATTAAATCAGGCCGTAAAAATGGATATATTTCTATAGGTTCATTTTTTGCATTCTTCACTATCCACCAAAAAGCCTCACCGCATAAATCTTTGTATATTTGAGTCAATTTAATCAAATCAGTAAATGTTTGTATTTTATTTACTCTATCAAGTAAATCTAATACTGGATGATCAATTATTTCTTTATAAGTTTCTTTTCCTTTAGATGTTAATTTTTTATATAAGTGTAAATCTATCTGTGCTATTTCATTAGATCTTTTATTTACGGCTGAGTATACCCAGCTTTTGTATTGTTGTAAATAAGCAGATGTTCCCATTGGAGAATAACTGGGCAAATCATTAGATGCCTCAATAGAAAAAGGCACGGCTTTATTATTTTCTGCTTGATTTGTAGCCTTTTTACTCTGATAATTTCGCTTTACGCTTATTTCTTTATTAAGAATTTTGCTAAAATTTCCTATAAAATTAGATATTTTTCCCATAATTTTTTAAAAAAAGCAGAAAAATACTAATAATTTCTGCTTTTTAGATAATTTAATTACTTTTATAATACACTAAATAATATATAAGTCAAGTTTATCATTAAAATCATTCATCTTATCAAAAAGAACTGATTTTTTTGTTTCTTCCATTGAAATTGGTGTACCATTATATATTTGCAAATTGGATATTTCTCCAAATTTTAAATGGCGACAATATAATATAAAATTTAATTCAGATTTATTTACTTCTATACTATATTTCTTATCACCATCATAAATATATTTCATAAACTTTCTATTAATTTAACATATTGATTAACTGATAATTTAATATCATATAATTCATGTAATTCTTTTTGTCGCATTAATACTTCTTTATTTCTTTCATTTGGATCAATAAATTTTTCAACATCTTCAACGCTAATTGCTACTGGATTTCCCAATGCCCATGATATAATCGTTTTATTATTGCTTTTAAACTTAAAGTTTTTTTCCATAAAATTTGGATTCAAAACAAAATCACAATTTCTAATATGATTATATGCTGTTGTATATTCCCATACTATATTTAATATATTAACTCCATAATAGTTTAATGGAATAAAATCACGATTACCAATTACATGCAATTTAAGTTTATTTTTTGAAACTGCTGGTAAAATCATATTTAATAATTGATCAGCATTATGAACATATCCAAACCAACAAACAATCTCTGCATTTTTTTCATGATGCTTAACTTCTTTTGGAAAAGAATTAAAATCCAATCTATCAGGAATAGTAATAACTGGAATATTTACATATTGTTTTATAATATTAGTCAATGCATCAGTAGAACAAGTTATTGCATCTATATATGGCTCTATTTCTTTTATAAGAAAATCATCACACATCCAATCAGGATCACATAAATCCAAAATCTTTTTACCTTTAAAGCTCTTCATATGATCTTTCCAATATACTTTTTGATAAATCATCACGTCTGATTTTTGACCATTAGTCCATAATTTAGCTTCTGGCCAATTATTAACTAACCAATCACCTCTTATAATAGAACTTCCTATTTTTCCTTTTTCTCTACCATGAAATTTTTCAAAAGTTAAAACACTTATTTTCATTTCTTTTTTATTAATTGATTAATTAATTTTAACCAATCTTGCCTGTATCTCTCACGATTAAACAATTTTTTAGCTGTTTCTTTGCCTTTTTTACCTATTTCTATTGCTTTTTTATAATCATTTTCTAATAAATCAACACATATTTTAGCTATTTGACTGGGATTATTTTTAACTATTATCATATTTTCTCCATTATAAACTTTATCTAAATCATGTGCTCCTTCTATTTGTATAACACAACAACCACTAAACATAGCTTCTGTTCTCGCTCTATTCATTGGTGTACGATAAGAAGTATCCAAATAAATCAAAGAACTGCCTAATAATCGTCTATAATCATCAAATGTTTCTACTTTTTTATTAGCTTTTGCCCACATAAGACGATAATTATATTGTTCATCTAATATTCTGGCTACTTCATTCATGCATTCACGATTATAATATTTATCACAACCTCCTGGACTTAATGCAGTAAAAACTCTAGGTTCTTTCGGTAAATCCAACCATTCTTCACTATTCATGCCATGCCAAATAGGATAACCCCAACCCCATTCTTTTTCACTAGCAGCAGTATAAGAATTAACAACCATTGTATCATCTTGTATTATTTCTTTTATCAATTTTATACATTCTATTTCTGCCTGTCTTTCTGTCATATCATTAGTCTGTAAATATTCAGGATAAACAGGACAACCATGATTAATTATTATTCTAGGACAATCATTATATTTCCGTGTTTCATCAATTAATTCTTTCATTATTTTATATTTTCCTAAATCATGATTAGCTAATTGTTGATCACAATTTAATATAATTAAATCATATTTATTTGGTTCATAATATGGAACAAAAAAAACATTAGGGGGTATTGGTCTTATTTTCGAAAATCTATCATCTAACCAACTTCTATGACTATTATGCACTAAATAAAAATCTGCATCATTAATCAATGCATTGCATAAATCCCAATAATGCATTATATGCCACGTAGTAGCTAATATTTTAATTTTTTCCATATGGTTTTGCTTTAAAATGTATATCTAAACGATTATTAACTATTATTTCTTTTATTTCCCATGTTTTTATATTATTATCTTCATTCCATTCTTTTTTTTCCTTATAAGAAAATGCTTTAAAAGTAAATTCATCTAATTGTTTTATATGGCTTGGAATATATGCACTATCATTTTTACGATGCGGACAAATAATATATATTTCACCTTTTGGCTCAAGTATTCTCCAACATTCATTCATAAAAAAAATAGTATCATTAAAGTGTTCGATAAAATGTGAAGAAAAAATATTAATACAAGAATTATCTGGTAGCGGTATTCCATTTTTCATATCCCATATTATTTCCTGTCCATAATCTTTTATATCCAACCCAATATAATCATCTTTCCCATGTCTTTGATCTTTTCTACCACATCCTACATCAAGTTTTAATCTTTTTAAAGGCAATACAATCCTATTCATACATTTTATATAATATATTTTTTGCTTTCCAGATTTCACTTATTTTATTTCTCGAATTACTATGCATATTTTCTTTAACAAAAATATCTTCTTTATAAACAAATTCAATTCTTTGATGAGAATATTTTTGTCTTATTTCTTGCGACATTCCTCCATAACAATCTATTCTTTCATTAAACATACCACCATTAACAAAATCACATTTATTAATCCAACTAAAGTTTTCAACAAAATTACTTTTATTTCCTGCTTTTTCTTTTATTAATTTATTTCCAAAATACCATTTTCCCAATAAACAATTGTTTGATACTTTATTTAAAGTATCTTCTTGAAGAATAAATCTATCATCTAAAAATAATAAAATCTGACCAATCGCTTCTATTGCTCCTAAATTACGCATTCTTGCTAACCCATATCCATTATGATCACTTCTAATATATTTAATTGGTGTTTTAAATTTTTTTCTAGCTTCTATTACTGTTTGATAAGTTAAATCATCAGAACCATCATCACAAACAATTATTTCTTTTGCTTCATATTTATTTAATTCTATACTTAATAACAATTGTATTAATTGTTCATAACGATTATATGTCGGTACTATAATGCTTATTAATGGTTTTTTATGTAATACTTTATGATATAGTTTTTCATGTTCTCTAGCGACTTTTAAAGATGAATAATTATTTATTGTTCTTCGTGCATTATATCTTATCTTCTCTCTTAATTCTTTATCTTCCATTAACATCTTTAATTTATTTTCAAAGTTTTCTTCATTAAAAATGATTCCATTTTCTCCATCTTTTATTAAATCTCTAGCACTACCTTGTACAGTCGTTAAAACAGGAATACCTTTAGCCATCGCTTCTAATAATGGAAGCGTGCCAGTTTCTTTTTCATCCGTTGAATACATTACAAATACTTTCATTTGTGCATAAATATTGTCTTTAGCAATAACAGTATTCATTTGTTCTCTTCCTATTCCACCATTAAATATAAGATTTTCTTTAGGTACTGATTCCCAATATCTAGGTTTGTCTATATAACCAGAGCCAATTACTTTATACCCCAATTTACCAGCAGTTTCGCATATTTTTTTAAGATTTTTATGCTCTATTACTCTGCCAATATAACCAATATATTCACCTTTTAATTCTTTAATATAATTAAATCTATTCAAATCTACTCCATGCGCAATATGATAAACATTTGAATGTTTTGTATTTAACTTTTCTGTTCCCCATTTAGTCTGGATAGTTAAAGCATCAAAACAAGACCAATCTTCCTTATCTAAAGCATAATGATTATGATGTGTTAAAATCTTTGGTATTTTTTTAAGTTCTGGCAACATTTTTATTAATTGCATAGCACTATGCCAATACTGTGCATGCCATAAATCAATACCATGTTTTAAAATAGCATTAATTTCAAAAATACTCTGTTCTACATTTCTAGGATGTACTGGTACTTTAAAAAATTGTATATGTGGATTATTCAAGATAATATCATTAGTAATATTATCTATTGCCCAACCTAGGCAATCAGGAGTTATTAATATCTTCATGTATTTTATTATTACTTTTTATCATTGCTTCTAACATAATAGGATTATAACCAGCTTCTTGAACAGCTTTAACTATAGCACTTGTATCTTTAGGCAAACATTTACCTCCAAATCCAGGTTTATCAGGAAATACCATAGTATGCATTTGATCTACCCGAGGATCAAGCGCCCACCCAGTTCTAACTGTATAATAATCTACACCTAAAACATCACATATCTTTTTCATTTCATTAGCGAATATAACTTTAACAGCAAAATAAGTATTTTCCATATATTTAATTACTTCTGCCTCTTTAGCGCTTACTTGATAATATGTTTTCTGCGGGCCTAAAATAGGAACAAACAAATCAAGTATAGCTGATGTATCTTTTTTATCACCGCCTAATATAAGAAAAGGAGTATTCTCCATTATTGTTTGAAAACTATAATTATGCTGATATGTAGATTCTCCAATATACTCAGGACTAAATATAATGCGTTTTCCCGTCTCTTTTTTCATTCTATCAATAAAACCAGGCTTAACAGTACTTTTAATCAAAATAAGGGGTGTTTTAAGCCATTTAAGCGTGTCCTCAACTATACTTGTATCACAATGTCCATCTTTTCCTTGCGGCGTAGGAACACAAATAACTGCTAATTCACATTCATTAATTCTATTTTCATCATTAGTATAATAAACATTATCCAAATCTTCTATATGTTCATTAATAAAAGGATCATAAATCCAAACTTCATAATGAGTATAAAGTAATCTAGCCATAGCTTTTCCTACATAACCGTAGCCGATTACCGCTATTTTTTTCATAATTTTTGTGCTTTAATTATATAACCTAAAATATTATGTTCATTAAATTCTCTAGCTGGATGCATACCTTCTATTTTCCAAATTTGTTTAAGCAATTCAAAGCTTTGTGATTTCATATAGCGTGGTATTATTTCTAATATTTCAAATCCTGTTTCTTCTATTAATTTTAATATTCCATATTTTGTATATCGTAAACAATCTTCTTTATATGGGTTATGTAATGGATAAAATGTAGGAAATGTTATATATAATAGTCCGTTTTGTTTTAATAAAGAAAGTATATTTATTAAACTAAATATTGGATCATTTATATATTCCATTACTTCTAAACAAAAAACTATATCAAAATTTTCATAATTATTATCATTATGTTCAATAATTAAATTCTGTATATCAAAAATTATATCAACTTTATTTCCTTGATGAGGTTTCTCTAAATCCATTATCTTATAATCTTTTACATCCCAGCTTTTAGTTCTGCCTTTAATAGGTAATTGACTACCGCCAATATCTAATACACTATCAGCTTTAATGTCTAATGTTTTCAAATAATCTTCTAATTGTTCACGATAATAGCTCATAGTTTTTTAAATTCATTAATATATTCATTAATCATTCTTTTAGCTGACCAATCAAAACCTTGCTTATGTAATTCTAATATTTCTTTAGTTCCTCCAGTATTGCCAGATAAACAAGTATCTATTTGACAACCACAACAAAGTGCTTCAATAACCGTATTCGAACATGCATCATTAAAAAACGGACAAAGCAAAACATCTGTCGATCGCATAAACATTGCTATTTCTTCCTGTTTTTCCAATATACCTAGCCATTTAATATTTTCATTATCTACAAAATCAAAATTATAAGCTATTAAATCTTCAGCAAATCTACCCATCAGCCAAAGTTCTATATCTTTATTCTTTCGCCAATATTGATGAAAATAATAAAATGCTTCATCTAATCTTTTACTATCATCTCGATTATAGCGGCTATACATATAAACTTTGCCTTTTCCTCTTGGCCATTTATTGCCATCTTTTTTAAATATATCTGTATTTATTCCATTATAAATAACTAGACCATCTTTTTTTATAAAATATTTAATATAATCTTTAGCCCATTGGCTTTGATAAATAACTAAATCTGCCAAATTTGCATAATCAAATAAACGATTAAAACCAGTATTGCGATTCCTACTATTTTTAGGCATATTATCAACTCTGAGTACAATTCGCTTATTATCTGCTTTGGCTTTAATAACTGCCTCCCGCTCAACCATAGTAGCACCAGCAATAAAATAAATATCGCTTGTTTCATAATCACTTAACTTATAATATTTAGAAAAATAATCAATAAAAGACCAAGCGCCACCTATTTTCTGTTTAGATTGATTAGCTATAAATATCTTCATCTTCTGCTATTTTTATTATTTTTTCATATTCTTCCTGCATCTTTTTTTCGTTCGCTATCTGTTTAACAATATTCTCATTTAAACTTCCTTTAATTGTAAATTGTTCAGCAGATAATCTTTTATGTCTAATACGAGATAGATATAATTCTTTTTTAAAACCATTTATAATTTCTTCTTTAATTTCCATATAATTAAAAACCATTATCTTGTTTCCATGATTCATGTTCTCTTAAGGATTCAATAATAGCTTTTTTAATAATAATTTTAATAATCCACGCACTTAGTAATGATATTACACAAGTTAAATAATAAACTATTAATTCCAATGTTGATAATACGTTTGTTTTAAGTTTCATACTTTTTTATTAATGTTAAAAATTCTTTAAATTTATTCCAATATTCAAACTTATCTATTTCCCAAGCATGCCCCCAAATATGAAAATCAATATCTTTTAAATCTTTAGTTTTTTCAATCATATATTTACCATAATCAAACCAGTTTTTCCCATTATATTCAGCTCTATCATAAATATGCAATGTAGTTTTTATAGCATAATTATCCACATTATATAAATAACCAACATCCACCGTTCTTGCATATTTATATTTTGCTTTCTTAACTAATTCTTTTGTTGTTTCATTATATTTTCCTTTTGGATAAGCAAACCATTCTATTTTCTTATGAATTGCAATCTCAATCAATTTTTTGCATTCAACTATTTCATATCTCTGTAATTCCATAGACAATAATCTTAAAACAGGATGATTAATTGTATGTCCACCCAATTCATGTCCCTTAGAATCAAGCCATCTTACTTGCCCTTCCGCTATTGGATTATTAACCTTGTCAATAAAAAATATAGCCTTGATGTTAAATTCAGCTAAAAGATTAGCTAATTTATAATTTTCTTCACAATAATCATCAAAACTAAATATAAATTTCATAATATAAATAATTGCGGTTCTTTTTTATCCCTTAACGCTTTAGACATTAACATTAATGCTGTAACATCATCATCATGTAATCCTTCTGGTGCGCCATATCTAAACTTGCCAGTTGCCATTTGCTCATATTGATAATACTCCAATTCAGCGATACAATTCTTATCTTCAGCAGGAATAAATATATTTTCATTTTCTAAATCTACCGCTAATCCTTTTACTAATTCATTCTTGCTTTCTGTAGTAAATTTAAACGCTTGTAAATTCAATCCCATATTAGTTAAATCATCAAATATTGGATCACCAACTCCCGTACTATCAATCAAACCAAATGGATTATTATACTTATCAGCCACCAATTTAATTCTTGTCTTAATTAAACTCCAATCTAATTGATTAAATCTATCAGTAAATACTACCTGCTTAGTATCAACTCTTCCTATTTTAATAACCGTAAAATCCTGATGTTTAGCAAGATCAATTCCCATAACATATTGGCATCCTTCTTTATATTTTTCATAAATTCCTTTAATACAATTATTTATATTACGAAATACTTGTCCTGCTCCTTCAATAAACTCTGCTAATATTTCCTGCCTTTTTTCAGTCTCATCCATTTCATTAGCCAAACTATCAATTTCTTCTTTAGTAATAGTATTATTGGCATAACTGCTATATCTCCAACTAGCATAATCATTATGGCCATCCTGTCCCTTCATATACATTTCATAAAACCAATTCTTGCCTTTAGGTGTGCCAATTAATACAACTCTACCATGTCTATCAATTAAAGTAGGCATTAAACTCTCTTTCCAAGCCTTAGCTTTAACCTTTCCAGCCTCATCAATAATCAATAAATCAATCCCTTTTCCTACTAATGTCTGTGGATCATCAGCAGATTTTGCTTCAATTACAGTATTTAATACCGTTTTAATTTTAAATGAACCTTTACTATTAACCAATTGTACTACCCAATTTCGCAAACGATTAACACAAACACTATATAATTCATCCCATACTCTTTGCGTTAAATCATAATTTGGCGCTACTATCCAAATATTTTTATTTTTCTTAAAAAACTCCTTAACAATAATCTCCTCATAAGCAACATAAAAAGTTTTACCCGACCTTCTTCCCGCTACTATCGTTTTGAACCTCGCATTGTTCTGTGCTACTTTTTTCTGCCAATCGTTTAATTCCATTTTTAATTGTGCTCGTATTTTGTTGTAGTTCGGGTAATGAATCATAAAAATCGTCTATTTCTTCTTTATATTTATCAATATGTAAATTTTGGTCAGGCATTCCATCAAGATAATTCCATATCAACTTAATTATAGTAGCATCCTGGTCAGCAATCGCTTTTTTCAAAATAGCCTTTACAAATAATTCCTCATAAGTATGTTTCCCGCCTTCTGATATTTTTTCTAATGCTTCCCTAACTTTAGTAGTAAAATTTTTAACGCCAGGAGGTCTTCCAGGTCCCCCAGAATTTCCTTTAGCAAACAAACCAGTTCCAGGTTCTTTTAACGGTTTTACTTCGGATTTAATCCCGCTTTCATTCATAATTTTATTGTCTTTTTAAGAGAGTCAACAGTTTCTTCTTGTTTTCCATCTGTTTTCTTTTTTTCTTCTTCTTGTTTAATTAAATCCAATAAATAAGCCTCTTGCCCCTGCAATTTAACTATTCCTTGTTCCTTTTGATTATAAACAGCATAAATCTGTTGAGCTTCTTTAATGACTTGTTCTTTTACAGATTGTATTTTTTTTAATTCTTCTTGAAGATTAAGTTCCATAATATTGATTTTAAATAATAAAAAACCCGATTTAATTAGATTTTAATCGGATTTATTTAATTTTTAATATTAAATTTATGATCATTGCCTTTTTAGGATTAAATCGTAATAAATAGATAAACCCATGTTGCAGGGAAGCTCCGTTTTTATTCGGAGCAATGAGCTAAAGCCCATGTCTTTCCCTGCTTATATGGTTTCGGAAAAAATAAATTTTCCCTATTTTCACTATATACTATTTATAATATTTGTCAATACTTTTTTGTATTAATTTTTCATATGCCAATTTCCACTTTAAATATTGCATTTTTCTATCCTTTTTACAATATTGATGCGCCCTATAATCCAGCAAATCAAAGCCAGATTTACCTAATTCTTTAATTTTAAATGCCCGATATTCATCTCTTCCTTCACCATGACCCAAATAATGATGATGATAAATACAAAACGCATTGCAATTTTCTTCATCGTATCTAGTGCTTTCATGTCTGCGAGACCAATAATGAGAAACTTGAAGGCCACGATGATTTTGAGAATAATCTTTATGGCAAAAATCACATTTCCAATTGGCTTTTTCTCTTACATACAAAGAAAATTTAATATCAGCTTTATTTAATTTAACTTTTCCCCACATATTATTTATTCTTTAAATAATTAATTACTTCATCTATATTAACCATAATTTTATCCATAATAATATCATAATAGGCATCGCCATCTTCACCATTTGAATTGGCAATTGCCCATAATAATCGCCTCATTTGTTGAGATTTAGTATTTTTGTTCTTAGCGATTATCTTTTTTTCTCCCTGCTCCACTTCAATATTAGAAGTAAATTTTGCCTTATAAATTAAATCATACGAACCATTTTCATTATTCTTTCGACTTACTTCATATACACCTATTTCTCCTTTAATAATCGCATAATTGGTATCGTCAATTTTACAAGGTAGTTCAGCCCCGCCTATTATCTTTAGAATATGACTGTTTATTTTTATTATTTTTAGCTCCATAAATTAATATATTTTGAAATATGGGACAATTTAGAAAAAGGTTTGTCCCGTACCTTGTGAGGTTGTGAGATTAAACGAGACGGATTCGCGCGATTTCAGTGTTCGTAGCGATATTCGTCAACACCATCCACTGTTTGCCCTTGATGTCTTTTTTCTTTCGTATCTCCCAGCTTTCCATTTGAAGTTTATCTGCCATTTCCAACAACTTGTTTACTGCTTTGCTTTGCTTCATTTCAGTTTGAACATCCAGAACACGGAGTATCCGCTTGCCAGTCCGATTGTTGTTGCGAGAGCGATTGTTTCCAGCATTTCCCAGTTGTCGTTGCACCACGCCAGAGCTTTGGCGATTGCCAGTCCGAAGTCCATTCTCACCTCCTTATTTCTCTTGTTAAAGAACGATTATTTAATATATTTTTTTATTATTTCTTTTTCAAAATAATCCCAGTATCCCATTTTCTTTCCATATTGCGCCCACTGTGAAACTCCCATCACTTCTTCATTTCCCATCATCTTAAGACATTTATCATATTCTTTGACCATTTTTTTTACTGCTTTATCAGCTATTTTTTTATTTTTTTTATTCATAATATCTTTACGTTAGTTATTTTTCTTCCAAATTTAATACAATTTTCATAAGAATCAAAATATAAATCCCAATCACTTGAATGACCAATTCTATCTCCAACTATATAAATATTACCTAATATTTCAACCTTTGTCCCAAATGAATATTGATTATTAGCAACATATCCTTTAGTAGGATAAATTCCATTAGCCATTTTATTTCCTGTCCAAGTATAACAAGTAATATTTTGAAAAGTTTTTATTACAGAATAAACTGGTCTTTCTATTCTTACAATATGTTCATGATGATGTTCGCTTGCTGTCCAAAGGTCTATTCTTTGTTCATCTTCTTGGCTAGAAACACACCAAAACATATAACCAATTATTGCACCGATTAATATAGCCAATATGCCATACAAAATATCCTTTCTAAAATGCCAACATATTTTTAGATTATTTTTAACTATATATTGATAAAACATTTTCCATTTAACTTTTTTAATTTCATTAAATTCTCTCCAAATACCACAATGGTCTCCTCCTCCTTTTTTAGTACAAGTATAGCTACTAGGACTATATAATTTACATTTAGAATAATATTTACAAAACATAAATTTAAATATTAAATTTAATACTTAAAAAGTCTTATATATTTTTCTTGATTGTGTCTATACCTCATCTTACCTACAGTCATTGTTTCAAGAAATTTTTGTTGCTGTTCTCTTAGATTAATACCTTCTTTTAAGCCTTCCTCATGCTCCATTTCCATTGTTTTTTTTGTGATGTCATATAAGCTCATATTATTTATACCTTAATTTTAATTAATGGTAATTTTTTAGCACCACACTTCTTGCAAGTTCCTAATCTAGTTTTCTTTTCACTTATTAATCTAGCTGGCATACCTAAACATCTACTGCAATACCAAACAAAACCAATTTTTCCTTTCCAGCTTTTTTTAGCCAGTTTCCTATAGTATTCTTTACCATATTTCTTGCAAGTAGATTTCCCTCCCTTACTTGCTACTTCTTCTATTGTTGTCATAAGTTTAATTATTTTAATAACTTCCGCTCCAGCTCCTGCTCCAACTCCTGCTCCAACTCCTACTCCTGCTCCTGCCCCCGCTCCAGCTCCTGCTCCAACTCCTGCTCCAACTCCTGCTCCAACTCCTACTCCTGCTCCTGCCCCCGCTCCAGCTCCTGATCCAACTCCTGTTCCTACTCCTGCTCCTGCTCCCGCTCCATAGAGTATTAATATTAAATAATTGAATATTCATATTTATTTCTGTTCACGAGGCAAATCTTTTTTCCATTCAAAAGCATCAATAATTGATTCAATGTTTAAATACATTTCAACATCAACAGGTTCTACTTCATCTAATGTTCCTTCCATAATTGCTTGTCTGAATCTTCCACTATCCGCAATCCAAGCGGCATCTTCCAAAACTAGAAAATTACCTACTATTTTTTTTACTTTTCCAGTAGCATGATAAGTTACAGTTCTAATAAAATACTTTTCTCCTACTTTAAAAGGAATTTCTTTTTTTTGATTGAATAATTTTTCAGTTAATTGCTCAGCGATTAATTCTTCTAAATTCATACTTTTATTATTTATTTAATTATTTATAAAATTCCACCATTACCATCACCGTAACCATATCCATAGCCATTATCATTACCATAACCATTACCATAACCATTACCATAGTCATTACCATCACCGTAGCCATCTCCACAACCATCACCGTAGCCATCGCCATAACCATCTCCACAACCATCACCGTAGCCATCTCCACAACCATCACCGTAGCCATTGCTATAACCATTGCCATAACCATTACCAAGTTTATCGCCATAGCCGTAGCCATATCCATAGCCATTACTATTACCATTACCATAACCATTACCATATTTATTTTTAATTAAAGCCATTGGATTAATAATATCTACATTATTAGCATTTCTAAAATAATTCATATTACCATTCTGTTATGTCTATTATTGCTATAACTCCTTCTAAAGGAAACGATACAATACCAACTTCATCTAAAGTATATTCATTTTTGTTTTCTTCTTTACATAATCCACCAATACCTTTACCATTACTCCAACTACGAACAACATTAGCATTAAGTAATTGTAATTTATCTTTTACTTTATTATTTCTGTGTCCTTCAAATATCCAACCACGTTGAGCAATAACTATAATATGGTTTGTATCTAAAGGTTTTTTCAGTTCTTTTTTAGATGGATTGTATTCTACATACTTTTTACCATTTAATTCTATAATATTTTTTTCCATACTTTTATTATTTATTTAATTAAAATTATTGCTATTATTGTTAATGCAAGTGCCAATATTCCTACTATTATTGTTTTTATTGTTTCATTCATAAATTTTTAATTACTTTTAAGACTATATATAAATCTTCAGCTGATGCTATTGTATTTAATTCGTCATATATTCTTCGTTTTCCGATTTTTAATTTCATAGACAATGAATCCATAATCTGTTTTTGATGTGTATATTGGCCAGATAATATTGCTTTTTTAATCTCTAATCTTAATTTAATATTTTTCACCTCCATAAGATTTTATTTTAATTTGTTTATAACAATGTTTTTTTTTGCGCCATTTATACCAACTTTCACTGAATCCATCATATCCTAAATAATAACAACAGTATATTTCATGGTTTTTTTCATCTAATACCTTACCCCATCTATTAGTTTTTAACGCCATTTCTTTAACTTTATTTATTGCTTCTTTAAGAGTACATTCTACATTCTGATTTCCAGACTCATACCAGCTTATTTTATAATTAGACATATGATTGCTCCTATAAACCAAATTATTGCAAATATAAAACAATATATTTTTTC